CTTCGTCTTTAATGGCAGGCCAGGCTGTAAAATAGCAGCTATCAGTGTCTCCATAGATAATGGCGTCGCCGACATGATCATATGTTCCAAAGATACATTCGTTGATATAAGCATCCATGTGTCTTGCGATGATCCGCCCAGTAAGTGTAGTGCTCTGACCAATTCGCTTGTCGAAGAAACGACAACCGGGGTTAAGAATGGCCCCGTAGAGGCTGTTAAGATTAATCTTTTTAACCAACTGACGTTTGTCCCAAAATGCCTTATCTTCAGCAGTTTCGGCATCTCGCTTTTTGGCCTGCATTTCTTTTCGTTCTGCATACCACCTCTCTAGTAAGCCAGGAACCACACCTTTCTTTTCATAAGTGAAAATAGTACCATTAGCACTGAGTGTCCAAGGTTGATTGCTGTCAAAAATTATACGCCAAATTTCTGCTGCACTGTGCAAAGTACTGCTTCCATCCTCCCAGTCTATGGTGATTTCTGTGCCTGATTGATTTTCCATCACAGCAGTGTATTCAAGGCTGCCAAACATGTTTTCCCAGGCATCAGCAAAACTACTGCCTGCTTCCATTTTGTCCTTGATATACCGATCTGTCATGATTGGCCGGAGTTGCCCGACGATGGTTTCTGGGCCCATGTTAAGAGCACGGATCGCTGACGGGTAGAGGCTGTTGATGTCAATTGCACCAACCCAGTCGTGCATGCCTCTTTTGGGGAAAGCAACATAGGCACCTGCCGCTTGTGTATCACCTTGGTCATCTCTACTCTTTCTGTTAGGAACAATCAATCCCAATTGATGGGCTTCATTGATAATAGCTTGTTCGGTTACAGCCACAGCACCCATAGTGGTCTGTAACAGCACGGTGTTATCGTGTGCTAGTTCATTGGCTAGATCTAGGAAACGTAGTTTCTTGTCCAGTTTGGCAACCAACAGTGCATCTTGTCTGTTATAGTCTATGAATTTTTCAAAATCTTTGTTGTACAGCTGATCCAGTGTGCCTTCATAGGCCACCTTGCGTTCATCCAGTTCATGTTCGCCAATGGCGTCCAAACTGTAGCTATGACGTTCTTCATAGGTGTATTTGCGATAAAGCTGCATGTAATCTAGATGCACACGGCCTATAAGATCAAATGTTAGATTCTCTGCACCGAATCGTTCAAAAGTTCTTTCCTTAGGATACTGTCCCCATAAACAAAATCGTCGGCAATCGTCTTTGCTCAGCACTCGTTTGGTACGCATGACCATGTAGGGAATATCAAAGCCTTCGCTGTTCCACCCGCTGAGCACATCAGCATCTTCTATAAGATCAAGAAATGCACCTAACAAATCGTCTTCTCTTTCAAATAGAAAACAGTTGTCAAAACGATCTGCAATTTCTTGAGCAGTTTCCCAGCTCATGTTTTTAGGAGGGGTGACCAAGGTTACAGTTTTGTCTAGCCAATCAAAATATACTGTGATCGCTGTGATAGCATTAAATGGATCTGCTGGTTTTGAAAAACCTCTTACAGGATCAAAATCAACTTCAATATCAAAAAATGCCGTTTGCAATTTTGGCGATGTAGTGCCAAGATAGTGCTTTTCTAAACAGCGAAAGATAGGATTGATGTCGCTTTCCCACAACCGCTTGCCGCTGTGAATTCTCAGTTCCTTGTGATATTCTTTACTGTGGGTACTTGAAAAACGACTTACTGGAGTATCGTACATGGTACGATATTTGCCTTTGGGGTCGTCATAGTAAAACACATATTCGGCAGGAAATTCTCTGTACTGCCTTTCGCCGTTCACACGTTCAACCACGTGTATGCGATCTTTATCTCTGTCAAACAGAGCATCAATGTAACTCATAGTTTCTCCATATGCAGCTTCTAGCCTGCACTACTCTACATGCCGTTTTGTGTCCGGCGAGACAATAATATTTAATGTATGATACGGTCTGCAATGAATTCACAAATCTTGGCAAATACCAATGCGCTGTACATCATGATCCACATGAACGTGCCCATACCTACCCAGTAACCAATGATTTCTAATGCCACCAAAATCATGTTAACATTCTCACTAGTCCGATTGTGTCAATGGTTGTAAGCAGTAGATAATTAGCCAACATACCAAAGGAACGACGACTATAAGCACACCCAGCGTATATAGCACAACCTGTAATCCAAACAGGGTACAAGGCAAGAAGGGGTGGATTAGGCACGGTGACGGCCATAGTGATACTACAGCCAATAGATATAGCCCAAGCAAGGACCTCAAGACAAAAACGAAGTTTATGACTTTGGTAATCTTGCTTGATCCATTGAAATATTCCATTTAGTATATTATTCAAAGAGTTTTGCCCACTGTTTCTAGGATGGTATTCAGTTCCTCGTGATCAGCGTTGGTTTCGCCTAGCTTGCTCTTGTGTGCAACCTTGATTGCTTTTTTTAGAATAGCCGGTTTAACTTCCAGTTCCTCTGCAATAGCTTTTACAGTATCGTTGAGTCCTTCCGTTAAATCTTCAACTTCTTGCATTACATTCATACCTTCGTTGATAAGTTGAGTAAGTTTGGCTTTTTGTTCAGCACTAAACATTCTTGATGCCATGATAATCTCCTATAATTGATTTATTGTACAGAAACAGTTATGAATTTGCAACACGCAGTTTAGCCAAACCCAAGGTCTGTAATATGCGAATATACATCCATCCAATGTCAAACTCAAACCAGCGTCGGCTCAACCTTGGGCTAGCAGGATCAAGATGATGATTATTGTGAAGGCATTCACCACCAATGATAATGCCAATAGGAAATAAATTTCTAGATTGATCGCGAGTTTGTCCATTACGATATCCCCACCAGTGACCTAACCCATTAATAACACCTGCTGCCCAAAATGGAATCCAGATCATTTGAATTCCCCACACAATCAAGCCCCAGGCTCCAAATATTATGATATTTAATACTAACATGAGTAAAATACCAACCCAGTTTAATGGAGTATAAATTTTTTGTTCGATCCAATCTGTGGGAGTGCCAACTCCATAGTTATCTATCATGGCACGATCCTTGGCTGCTTGCGCATACAAAAATGCACCGCCAAACAACACACGCCATATACCAAACACATGTGGACTGTGTGGATCACCTGGTTGATCGTCGTGTTGATGATGTTTGCGATGTATGGCCACCCATTGCTTAGTGATCATGCCAGTGGTAAGCCAGAGCCAAAAACGCATGAAGTGTGCAATAACTGGATGAAACGTTACTCCTCTATGTGCTTGACTTCTGTGTAGATATAAGGTTACGCAGGCTATGGTAATATGAGTGACTACCAATGTATAAAGAATTTCATTCATTAAGAGATTTTCTGTTCTAGTATTTTAATGGTATCAGGATGAATAAGAACTTCATAGTGATTGGTGTGCATTTCAACGATGTTCATTGTAGCATGATGATACCGTTGGCTGTCAACCGTTACCACTCCATCATTTGAGCCAGGTATCCACGGACTGTTACCTTTGGTAGTTACAATGTTGGTCCAGTTGTTGGGTACGGCTAAATTTTTTGCATGGCTGATTGGTTTACTATAAGGAGTTATTTCTTTCAATAAAATGCTGAAAGGAGCAAAATATTTGGCAAAACTGGCGATCTCACTTCCACCGTACGGAGTGCTTATGGTAACGCCACCCAGTGTTTTATCTTTAAAAAAATCAGCAAGACTTAGACTGTAAATGCCACCTAAACTATGGCCTATAAAAAATAATTTTTTTTCTTTAGCCAACTGTTCTGACATGGTCTGTAGGTTGTTAAAGAATCCATTTTCACTTTCATATTCAAGTGTGATGCTGTCTACATTTAGGTGTTCTTTGATGTAGTTAAAACTTGCACCGGTAGCAGTAGCGCCATGAACGTAAACAATTTTCATAGTGTTGTATTTACTTCCAGATTACCATTTTAAAACGTTCCTGTGGTATTCTAAAATAATTGCATTTCCAATCGCTTTGTGTAAAGAAATCCAAGTGGTGCCATTCGTCTTTGTGTTTGAGTATTTGTTTACCAGCATCATCCCAGTCTATTTCTTTTAGCTTGGGTTGTACCAGTTCTTTCATTTCCATGATTTCGTGATAATCAAACCCATCGTATTCCCAATGTAAAACTTCAAATGCGTTTCCATCGTGGTCCACCCAGTCCATGCTGAAATCTAATCCCCATTTTGGACGCATGGCAATCAGTTGATGCACTCGTGGTAAATCTACTGCCCAAAATTTCAATTGTGTGAGTGCTGCACCTTTATAACCTTTGCGTTCAAACATCAGGCTGTGGTTGAGTATGGCTCCTGCGTCTTTTTCTTCTTGTACAAACCAATCTTGTTTTAGAGCTGTTCTATGACTGCGATGAGGCTTTGGTGTGGATTCGTTGGCACTAGCAAACTCTTTTTCTAATTCAGTAAGATCGTATCCATTTTGATCAAACAGTGCAAGATCTTCGGTAGTAGGAGAAAACACCAACTTGCCTATAGCATTGGTCCAGTAGCCTTCTGGATTCAGTTGATTGTTTGTGATTACCAAATCTTGCATTGGTTTCCTTGGTTAGTTAAACAAACTGTTTTCTTGTTTGTATGACTGTTTTATATGTTGTAGATCTTGTTTGGTTTCATGAAGTAGTACATGAGTTCTATCCAACTGACTGTGCAAATCATACCACCAAAACGCGATGTCTTTGATTTTTTTCACGCACCAAACCCACCAACACAAGCAGGTAAATGCACCGAACCCTATTGCAATCCTTGTAAACCAGTCCCAATCATCAATACTGTTTGTATACAGCACTATTGAAAGCACAGTGATTAGTCCTATAGACACGCCTGCATAAAACTGCCAGAACGTACACTGTTTTAAAAATTTAACGCTGCAAGGAATCATGCCAGGGTTGACCTCAACATCCACGAATGCTTTTTATGAGCATCCATGCGTCCTGCCAAGAAGTCTGCAAGCCCTTCTTGACCTTCTGCAGTGGCCATGTCGAAAGTCAACTTTAGTAATTTGCACATGCGTTCGCAGTCAGACAATAACTCGGCTAACATGGTTTGCGCATCCGGAATAGCAGTTTCATCATCAATCTGAGAGAGCATGCTGAAACGTGTATAACTGGCAGGGACAAAAGTGTTTTGCGCACGAATTTCTTCTGCAAACTGATCTATACTCTCATAGACTTCTTCATAGATCTTACCAAACAAGTCGTGCAACTGCGGAAACATTGGACCAGTAACATTCCAATGATAGTTATGGGCTTTTAAATAAAAACTGAATTCGCTAGCGAATGCAATTTTGAGTGCGTTTTGTAATCTGTCCATAGTGTAGTATTTATGCTCACTTTACGGTTTTGGGTAGCGAATCCTAGCCATGCGCAGCAGCCGCGCACTCGGTCCTAAGGTCGAGTTTTGGTAGCCACATTGATTGCTTTGCCACTACGATCCGGATTGGGATCTTCTCTACGTTTTTTAGCAGCAGCACTCTTGCGACCTTTTTTTCCTAGTGCGTGAGCCTTGCTTTGAGGCAGACATTTTGGTTTGCCTTCCCCGCTATCGCGTCCTCCGCACTCGCCACGTATTTTACCATCCGGGCCAAAGCGCACCCATTTTTCTTTAAACCATTTACGCAGATCTTCTTCCAATTCTTGTTCGCTCATCTTAACGCAGTTAGGAACCATACGGTCGCCTTTTTTCTTCATACCGCGCTGTTGATAGCCTGTCCAGCAGGCTTCTAGAAGTTCTCTGTATTTCATTTTTTACTCTTGTTGCCCCAGTTCTTGGCACCCACTTTACGGCAACGTACCAGTGCACCTGATGCATAAGCACTGGGCCATACCTTGTAACGACTTTTTACCTTGCTGTAACAAGCGTCTTGCTTTTCTGCTAGAACGAGGTTGTTGTATGCAATACCT